AGCAAATAGAACAAACAGACTCAAGTGGTATGTTTGAGCCAAAACCAGTTTTTGATCCAGCTGGATTCCCAATTGACATAAATAGACCGATTGTTATGGACGAGCAAGGTAACGCACAAACCGAAAGAGGTGTAACAGTCGATGCGTCAGAATTAGGTTATCCATTAAATCCTGGTCAGAGATTTGTAAACATTCCATCAGTTATAGATGGCGTTGCCATGTCAGGCGATGCTGCTTTAGACCTTACAAAAAAGAAAATACAGAACGGATCAATAGATGCATCAAAGTTTCCTACATTTAATTCAATAGAGGAAGCTACAACTGGATCAATAGAAAGATCAAAGAAAATAGGCGAGTTGCGAGAAAAAGAGTTAAAGGAAAAAAGAAAACAATTTAAAGTAAAACAAGAAGTTAAAAGACTAACTGAAGCTTATGGTAAGCCAACAAAGGATCAGGGCAAACTTAATAAAAATCCTAATCAATCTCTTGTTGGTGGATCGTTTAATAATTTTGTATTTAAATTACCGATGGGCGATCAAAAGATTGATAACGAAACAGCTATAAAAATGATAGCTGATAGTAATATTAGTGAGGGAGATGATTCTAATATACCAAATTTTGGCTTAACCAGAGGATTTGTAATAGCAAACAAAGCAATGGCAATGTTAGGATCATTTCTTGGAATGACAAGTCAAACGGAAGCTTTAAAAGTTGTAGCCGAGTTTAATAGAATTGCCCCCAAGCAACCTAAAGAAGTTTCAGATAGTCTTAAAGAAATTGTTGACGCAAAAGGCTGGAAGAACGTATTAAGCGCAGTTGCCAATAATCCAGGTGCAGTAATGTCTGTAATTGGCGAATCTATTCCTATGTCTTTGTCTAGCTTGGCTACTTTTATAGGCGCAAAAACTTTAAGTGGAGGCAATCCCTTTGTTGGTATGGCTGCTAGTGGCGCTGTTACTTTTGGAAACATTTATTCTAATACAATTTTAGAAGAGTTGCAAAAAGCTGGCGTTGATATGACAAACGATGAAGCTATTGAGTCTAAACTTTCTGATCCTGAATTTTATGCAAGAGCAAGAAAATCTGCAACAGCTTATGGCATTCCGATTGCTGTGTTTGACGCTTTATCAATGGGATTAGCTGGAAAGCTTGTATCTCCAGCTATAATATCTGGAGCATCAACTCCAAAAATAGCTGGATTATCGGCTATAGAATTAAACAACCAAGGATTATTAGGAGCATCAGGAGAGTTTTCAGGTCAATTTATGCAAAGCATATTCGGTTTGCGTGATGAGATTAACAAAGGTGAGATAGCATTAGAATATTTTGCAGAAATACCAGTTGGAGGAATAGAAGTTGCCACAAACGTAGCCTCTTCAGTAAAAAACAATCAGGCAGAATCCGAGTTTGATAGTGCGTTTGATCAGGCAAGCCAACAGAATGCTCAAGATACAGCTATTAACTTACTTAGTCCAGACAACGCACAATTAGCCGTTGTTCCTAAATACAGTAGACAAAATTTTGATAACGAATCTCTGGCTGTAGAAACAGAGTCCTCCGATGTTACGCAGTCAGAGAACGAAACTATAGAAACACCAGTTGTTGAAACACCAGTTGCAGAAACACCAGTTGCAGAAACACCAGTTGTTGAAACACCAGTAGTTGAAACGCCACCAGTACCAAAGCCAAGGCCTGAAACTGTTAAGATTGATCCAGCACCGAAATCCGTAGAAACTACAGAAGTTGAGGAGTTGCAGACAAAAGATTCCAGTAAGCAAGTTAACATTATTGGCGATTTTACTGGCAAGATGGAGAAAGTTAGAACTCCAGGATCAGAAAAAGAAATAGATGTAGCTTATCTAGTTGTAGACGCAAACAAGCTAAAGAAAGCAAGTGGAGATTTCCAGCCAAGAGATAGGGATTTAAAGGAATCTGAAAAATTAGTAATTGAAAGAGCAGTAGACTTAGACCCAAAACAATTACTTGAAGCACCTACGACAAATACTGGTGCGCCTATAATAAGCAACAATGGAACAATTATTTCAGGAAATGGAAGAGTATTAAGTTTAGAAAAAGCAAAAGCAGACTTCCCTGATCAATATAATAAATATAAAAAATCGCTAGACGAATACACTAATGAAAGTTTTAGTGCAAGAACTGATGAAATGCCAATATTGGTTCGTGTGTTGTCTGGAGATTTTACAAATCAAGAACTAATAGAATTAGCTGATTTATCTAATCGTGATCCTCAAGCATCTATGAATGCGACAGAAAAAGCAGTTAGAGATGCAAAAGCTATGGGTACAGATTTAATCGTCCAATTTAAAGGTGGCGATATAAACAGCTTAGAAAACAAGCCTTTTGTTAATCAATTTATACAAAAAGTTGCAACTAAAAACGAACAAGGAAATATGAGCCGTGATAACGCTCTTACAAGAGAGGGCGCACAAAGAATACAAAATGCAATATTAGCGTCAGCATATGAAGACACAAACGCTTTGGCTACAATGTTAGATAGTACAGACGATAATATTAAAGCTATTTCTAACGCAATGCTTTCAGCTGCACCTAAATTTGCTCAGTTAAAATCAGATATTGCTGGTGGACAAGTTGAGGCTAAATACGACATCACACCACAAATAACAGACATGGCGCAAAGAATCTCTACAGCTAGAAGAGATGGAACGGCCATATCAGATATATTAAATCAGGGAGATATGCTTGCAGAAATCGATCCGTTGGTTAAGATGCTTATTAAGGGGATTTACAACGAGAAGTTAACAAGAGCAAAGTCGCAGAAATTTATGACTGAATTTCTTAATGCTTACGTTGAAGAGTCCAGCAAAAAACAAACTGGTGGAATGTTCGAGGACGAAACCACAGTTGGAGAAGTGATAGAATTAGCAAGGAGCAAAGCAGATGGCCAACAAGACCCAACCCTCTTCGATAGAGGCACAAGCAGCAGCAGTCAGGGCGTTATTAAGAGTCGCCAACAAAAACAAAGAGCCGATACTAAGACAAGCAGCACTAGACCTGAAAAAACAAATAAACAAGAAGAAGTCTTAGAAGATGCAGCCGTTGAACAAGATAGGGAAATTGCCTCACGATCCGATATTACGGAGGCAATCATTGTCGAAAACCAAGACAGTTACAAAAACCAAAGAGTCGAAAAGCCAGGAACGCTTGTCGATAAACTCGCAGAAAGAAACAAAACAGCGTTAATCTTCTCTGCTTTTAGGGCAGCTGGTTTTGATCCTGATTTAGCTAAGAACTTTAAAATAGAGCGTCAATACCAAATACTACAAAAAATGTTTGTGGATCAGTTTGGTATGAAGCAAGTAACCAAGTCAAAAGATAAGAATACTAAAGATGCCGTTGATCAATTACTTACTGGCTATCATAACCTATCAGCTTTAGCTAACTTCTTTAACATTCCTTATAAAGCTATTGGATTAGAGGGAACTCTTACATTTGATATGGTCGAGAACTATGGAGCGTATGGTAGTTTTAATCCAAATACAAAAGCTATTACCATTCCTAGAAGAGTTAACAGCTTTGCTCACGAATGGTTTCATGCTTTAGATCATTATTTAGTTGAAAAATATGGCGTTGCTCAAGATAACTTATTAAGTAAAAACGTTAGAAGAGATGGAAAGAAAGCATTTGTACCTGATGCTCCTAAAAATATCCAAGAAGCTTATGCTAATTTAGTAAGAGCAATGTTTCAGGATAAAGCGTCTGAATCACAAAAGCTTATAGAAATAGATAATGAGATTGCACGAATATCTAAAAAGAAGCCTGAAGCTAAAAAAATACAAGAATTATTAAAAAGAAAAGAAACTATTTTAGGTGGTAAAGCTTCAAGCAGAACAGTCGATAAAACACAATTTAGAAAAGACGCAGAGTTTTTTGCACCTGTATACAATCAAGATGTAAAATATTGGGCATCTCCACATGAAATGTTTGCAAGAGTTGGAGAGGCTTTTACTACATATAAAATGAATTTAGCTGGAATGGACGCTGGGTTTTTATCTAAAACTAACGAGGGTTACTTAATAACGCTAGAGCAATTAGGAATTACCAAAGAGGGATTGCAAAACCAAGGAAAGTTAAATGAAGTATTAGATTCAAGAATGGCCTTAACATTTCCAAAAGAACAAGAGCGTATAGAAATATTTGGTGCAATGCAAAATCTTATTGATGCTGTCAGCACAGATACAATTTTAGGCAAGGGAAGTATTGGTCAAAAACTTTCAGAAATGACAAGAGTTGACGTTAGAAAACTTTACGAAGTACCAAAGGATCATGCAATAGGCTTATTAGAAGAGCAAAGACAAGTATGGAGAGAGTCAAAACTTTTTAACGAAAGACAAAAAGAAAGACAAAAGCAGTTAGATTTAGGCGCAAGAGATATTGGTAAAATTAGAAACTTTTATGAAAATGTAGAAGACACATTTTTCAGTCAATTCTTGTACCAAAAGCAAGGCATATTAAAATCTATTATTAAACGCTATCCTCGTAATAGAGAAATGCAATACTTGTTTCAGAACTTAGGAACGCAAGCTGGAGGTAAGTTACAATCTACAGCTACTGGTGGTAACTTTGCAGACGCTACAGTAAGGCAAGCACGACTATTCTCATTTCAGCTTACAAGCATTATGGAGCAAAACAAAATAAATGAAATGAGCCAAGACGATAGAAAGCTTTTAAGAATGATCTTAACTAGCCAAGACACAATGGATTCTGCGTCGCCACAAGTAACAAAAGCAGCTGGTCAATTGCGTGATTTATTAAACGGCATTTATGAATACATTAGAAATTCAGGGTTAGATATTGGCTACGCTGAGTCTGGTTATTTACAAAGAGTCTTAGATATGGAGATGGTCAACGCAAGATCAGACAAATTTAAGAAACAAGCAGCAAAAGCTTATGAGGTTATTTTTGTAAACGAAATTGGAGAACTAAATCCTTTAGACGAAAAGCAAATGTTATCGGTTGTCAGGTTTATTCAAGAATCTAAATTAGGAATTGTAGAAAACGATCCTTACAAAAACTTTGTGCAGTCAAAGAAATTTAGAGCAATTGTTGAAAATATGAGAACGATCAGAGCGTTAAAGAAAAAGAAAAATCAAACTGGATTAGATGACAAAGAAGAAAATCAATTAGCAAAAGCAGAAGATGATCTTGAAAAAGGAATGTCTGAAATATCAGAACAGTACCAAAGATTTTATGCAAACATGAAATTTGAATATGGAGATGTTTCTGCTACTAACTGGAAAAACACATTATACGAAAAGCAAGTTGGCGTTACTTTAGATGCACCACCAACAAGCAATTTTACAAAAAAAAGAACCTTGCCACCTGAAACCGATGCTTTGTTAGACGAGTTTTATGTAAGTGATCCAATAGAAAACATTATTGGGTACATTATGTCAGCCACTAGACGAGCAGAATTTAACAGACGTTTTGGCTTAAACAAGATTCCTAAAAGGGATATGGAGGGCAAGGTAAGCAAAGGAAGATACAACGATTACATAGATTATCTTACACAAAGAGGTTTTAATAATGCTGGTGTTAATCCTTATGATGCTAGAATATTTGCCGATACTGTTAACTTGATTACTGGAAAATCAAGAACTCCTGGACAAGATATGCTTGGATCGTCATTTGCTAATCATCTTCATGCCTTAACATCTGTAACGTTATTGGTAAGAGCGCCAATTGCATCACTAGCCGAGCCATTTACAGCTGCTATTACTTCAGAAAGTGTTGTAAAAGGAATGTCGTCTTTCCTAACAACAATGCAAGAATTGCCACAGATAAGAAAATTAGGGGGTAATGCAGAAGACATTAGGCTAAGACAGCAATTTGCAAGAATACTAGGTGTCATTGATGATCCAGAAGTCGGCGATATAATGACAAATAGAATTGGGGGTAGCTTTGCAAATAATCAAAAACTTAATCGTATGATGCAGCAATTCTTTTACAAGACAAAGTTAACTGGATTAACAAATGCCCAAAGACGAACTGCATCTAAGATTGGATTTCAATTTATAAGCGAAATTGCACACGAATATAAGAACTCAACAAATGAAAGAACAAAGTTAAAAGCTAAAAAAATATTAAATGATTTTGGTGTTGCTGATTCAAGTATGGAACAATTTGCTGAATATATAACCAGCTTTAATGATTTTAAAGTAGGCGCATTTAGTGGAAGATCAAAAATAAAAAAACGAGAGGGAGAAAATAGTAAAGTATTGTTACCTAAAAACGATGATATTATGTACGACTCTGGTGAATATTCTGATATGGGAATGCAATTGGCTGTAGCTATAATGAGATTTGCCGACCAAACTGTTCAAGACCCACGCATAGCCGATAGACCTAAATGGGCAGAAAATCCATTAGGAAGAATTGTTTATGGTATTACATCATTTATTTATTCCTTTCAGGATAAAGTTTTAAAAGGTATGGCGAGAAAAGTAGGGCGTGAATACAACATATCAAAAGAACTTGGCGCATCAAAACCTAAAGCAGCATTAGATGCGACAACTTATGTAGCTGCAACTGTAGCACCGACTATGCTTACATTATTTACTGGTCATTTTGTTTTTTCAACATTGCGAGAAATGATCTTTAATCAAGATAAATGGGATCGTGAATGGGAAGAAAATAATAATGATCCCATAGCATTTGCTACTGATTATATAATTCCTTTAGCTTTTGCTAGATCAGGGTTTACTGGAGCGTTTGATCCATTATATCAAATGTATAAAGGATTAAAATACAGAAGAGATTTTTCAAATACTTTAATTGGTACTGGTGGTTATGTTTCTCAAAACATGGAAAGCATTACAGAATTTTTTATTAATAATAGCGAAAATACATTAACCAACGAATACAACGCTCTTAAAGGATTATGGAACATTACAATTAATCCATTTCTTTCAAGGCTGTATGCATTAACTCCTATGTCGCCACCAACTGCGTTGGTAGGAGCGCCTATACTGATGCACTTAACTTCAGAAGATTTTAAGAACGCCAGAATAAACGATCTTTTAGAATTGTTTTACGGCGAAAGGTATCAGCGTGGCAAGCGTGGCAGACCATCACAAGACTATAAAGGCATAACTAAATAAAGGAGCAACGATATGAGTTTGTACGAGAATATTAACAGAAAAAAGCGTGCTGGAACATCAAATACAAAGGCAAAGTCAACCATAACACCAGAGAACTATAAAAATATGCAAGCTGGATTTCCAAACAGTAAAAAGAATAAAGCTAAAAAATCAAGAACTGCAAAAAGTATGGGGTACTAATTATGCCAGGATATATGAAACCAAAAATGAAATCTAAGCTTAAAGGTAAGCAAAAAGAATTAGATTTAAATAAGAACAACCGATTAGACACGCAAGATTTTGTTATGCTTAAAGAAAAACAAAAAGGCAAAAAGTCTAGGACGGCTAAGACTATGGGTTACGCATAATGGTAGCTAAGAAATACGAAAATCCAGAGGGAGGCCTTAACGATGCTGGGCGTAAAAAGTTTGGTGTCAAAGCGCCGATCTCCTCTGGAACTAACGCAAGGCGAATAAGTTATGCAGCAAGATTTGGTGGTATGGATTCTCCTATGAAAGATAGTAAAGGCAGACCAACAAGGTACGCTTTGACGTTAAAGAAGTGGGGATTTAGTAGTGCAGCCGAAGCAAGAGCGTTTGCTAACAAGCATAAGAAAAGCAAAATCGCAAAAACAATGACTGCTTAACAGCGCAACTAACAGCGCAAATAGGTTTGTTGATTTGCTCTACATACATTGATTTCATTGAATAAATTGCTACGCTTAATTAGTTCAGAGCGCACCAGAATTGAAAGTGTTGAAAGTCAATTCAGGCAACATTCTGCATATTTTTTAACAAATTTTTAGTGGACTGTAGAGGACTGGAGAGGACATCAACAGCGCAAATTGCGCTGTTAGCGCATTTTTTAGGGGGTTAACAGCGCAAATATTTTGGCTCTACAACGTCCAACATTTTGTGAGAATCATGTGTCAAGGATTATTTTCTATTAATAGCCGATCTAAGGTAATCAGGACTAAGATGTAAATAATTTTTTTTAATTGTTTCAACAGTATCGCCTAAAAAGTCTGCAATAGTTTCCATAGCTACTCCATCTTCAGCTGCTCTCGTCGCCCAAGTATGACGAAAAGTATGAGGCGTTACTCCCTCAATGCCAAGTAAAGAATTAAGCCTATCAATACCAGACTTAACATCTGTTGTATTTTCAAAAACATAATTGTTTATCTTCTGTTCGTATAATTGTTTTAAGAAATTAATTAAAAGATCAGACATTGGAACAGTAGGGCGTTTCTTTTGATGTTGTTGCCGTTGTCCTGGTGGTAGAAAATTAATTATTCCTTTATTAAAATTAATCATTGGCCATTGCAAATCTAATATAGCGCCTTTTCTTGCTCCAGTTTCAATAGCTACAATAAGAAATGTTTGTATTCTATGTATTCTGTTAACACGCTTAACACCAATACCATTGTAATTTCCATTTAATGCAAAATCGATATATTTCTCTTGTTCTTCAGGAGTTACGATCCGATCTCTTGGTGGAGAGTTTTCTGGTATATCAAGATAGGGAACAATTTCACTATTTATACGCCTTTGTTTTGGCTCTACCTTTTTTAGCATAAAGTTAAATACGGCTCGCAACTCTGATAACTCAAGCCTTATTGTTGAATCAGCTGCCTTGCAAGTGCCAATTATTCCGTTTTTTCGTTTGGTATAATATATTTTAGCGTCTGATCTTACTATTTCACTAACTGTCATATCCCCAAAATAAGCATTTATATTTTTTACCATTGACTTAAATCTTGTTTGTACGCCATCAGTAAAGTTAATTACTTGTTGTTCAAGCCATAAATCAATACAATCTCTTACCTTTGGATCGTCTGTAGCTAAAGATATGTATTCTTTTTGGCGTTGTTCTAGCCAGCCTAAAAACCTCGTTTCAGCCTCAAGGCGATCTTTTGTCCGTAGGCTCTGTCTTTTACTTCGGCCTTTCTCGCTAAAGATAACATAGTAAAATTGATCTTTGTATTTTTCCAATCTTGGTGGTAATGATCTTGCTTTATCAGCCATTCAATGTCGCTCCTTTTTATTCTAACGTTTTTGCCTATGCTTATTGTCGGAAGAAGACCTTTTTGTCTTAGTCTGTAGATCGTTTTTACCGACACATTAAGCAAAGCAGAAGCTTGGCTTTGTGTAACCAAGCTTTCATCTTTAATCATCTGAATTAATTATCCCCATGATCTTAACTGCCTTTTCTTTTGGAAGCTTTATATTAAGGCGAACCCACATAAAGTCTTTATCCCCAGACATTGCCCTAAAGCTTTGTTCAGGCAACTCTTCTTCTACGGCAGCTGCCTCGTAATTTGGATATAACTCACTAGGCTCTATTCCAAATACATCAGCAATTTTCTTTAAGCTTTTAGGCGAGGGAACGTTAATTGCCCTTACATATTGAGATATTGAATCTCTGCCTAATCCTGATTTATTAGCCAAATCACTTTGATTCATGTCTTGTTCTTGCAATAATCCATATAAACGTTTGGCAAATTCTTGTTTTCTAATTGACCTTACAGACAAATCAACGTCTGTTGCTATGCCAGATAACGGCGATCTTCCTCTTGCTTGTTTCAATGTTTTCCCCATTCAAAGTTTAAATTTAAAGCGTTTTGTTTTAAAGTATTATAATGGAGGTGCATTATTAAGGTTTTGCCATATTTGCGTGGTTATTACAGAATTACAGTTTTTTTTAAAATACCGTAATTTAAAGCATCTCGGCTTTCGTTTTGTTGATTTTAGCATCATCGTCCTTTTTATTTTATGCTGGTGGACTTAACTGATCCCACCAAATTTTTCCTTGTTTAATATTTATGTCTATCGACAAATACAACAATACGGAAACTATGTCTAGCTAAAAAAATACCGATAAGAAAAAAATTACGATTTTATTAAAAAAGGTATGGACACATGATTCTTGTTTATGTACTAATGTTTAATGTAACGACCTACAAATCTACATAAATAATGGTAATAAAAATGGAATTAAGCTTAAACACATCAAAAATTGTCAAAGAATTTGGTGGAATGACTAAGTGCTGCAAAGCATTAAAGCAGAACGGGAACGCTATAACTTTAGGCGCTGTTGATAAGTGGCGTAGACGTAACGCAATGAATCTAAAATCACTACTTATGTTAGCCATGATTGCAAAAGAAAATAATAAAAGATTTGATTTATATGATTACATTATAACAAATGAAAAGAAAATTAATGAAAAATAATATTATAAAATTAAGACCCTCTTCAAACGATGTAGAGGCTTTGTCGGACATTGCTTATTGTAAATCAGTATTTGATAAACATGAACTTGACATGGAAAGTAATTTTACGAAACCTGATGTTGTTCATGCATATCAATTTATTAACATGATTAGAATAAATGCTAAAAGTGATGAGGTTTATAATTCTGCTTTAAAAGTAATAGCCTATTATGGCGATTTGCTATACGGCAAAGATATAAGAATAAATCATTGGAGAGCGCAAAGACTATTAGAAAAAGGTTATGAACTTACAAAGGTAGTTGTAAAATGATTGTTTGGGGAATTGATATTGGCATTCATGGTGCGCTTACAATGTTTGACGTTGCTAACGGCGTTTTAGAAATCCACGATATGCCAATTGTGGAGCGTAACGGCAAAAAGCTGGTATCAGGACATTTAGTTGCAAACATACTCAAAACACAACATGGCGTTGTTTGGATTGAAAGAGTTGGAGCAAGACCAGGACAAGGCGTTTCGTCTATGTTTAGCTTTGGAAGATCAGCTGGGATAGTTGAGGGCGTTGCTATTGCATTAGATATGCCCATTAATCTTGTTACGCCTCAAGCATGGCAAAGAAAATGCCTTGTGCAATCAGGTAAAGACGCAAGCCGTAGCCGTGCTATGGAAGTGTTCCCAGCGTATTCACAAAGCTTTGCTAGGAAATCAGATGATGGAAGAGCAGATTCTGCTTTAATTGCCTACTATGGCTTAACTTATGGAGAAAATGTTGAAAGAAACGATCAACAAAAATAG